GGTCTTAGGGACAATGGTTCATTAAGAAAGGATCTTGGGTAGTATAAATATAGAAAAAAGCTAATGATATGGCTGCAATTGTAACAGATCAATTTAGAATTCTAAATGCAAATAACTTTGTAGAGACAGTGGATGACTCTGCAAATTCTTACTATATTACGTTAGGTCTAGCTAATCCAGCACTTGCAGTTGGTTTTGGTAGAACTACTACATGGAATACTGATACACCTAATCCAACAGATAATTTCAATTATATAGATCATTCTGGAGATACTCAAATATTTGGTAAAAAGGTTACTAGTGCAAATATAAGAAGATTAATAACAAGAAGAAACTGGACTCAGGGAACAAGATATGAAATGTATCGTCATGATTACAGTGTCACAAATCCTTCACCCGTTACAAACTCAACAAGATTATATGATTCAAGTTATTACGTAATTAATAAGAATTTTGATGTTTATGTTTGTATTGATAATGGTTCTTCTGGTATAAGTTCCACTGGAAATGCATCACAAGATGAACCACTATTTACAGATTTAGAACCATCGAGAGCAGGTGAAAGTGGTGATGGATATATTTGGAAATATCTATTTACAGTTCCACCAAGTGATATTATAAAATTTGATTCAACAGAATACATCTCAGTTCCTAGTAACTGGCCAACTTCTTCTGAAACTCAAATTCAATCAGTGCGAGAGAATGGTGATTCTACTATAAACAATAATCAAATTAAAAAAGTTTATATTGATAAACCAGGTTTTGGATATTCTCAAAACATTGTAGGTAGAGAGGTTGACATTGTTGGAGATGGAACAGGTGGAAAGGTAATTATTGACACCGATAGTAATGGTAGGATAATAAAAACTGTTGTTTCATCTGGTGGTCAAGGTTATACTTATGGAATGGTGGATTTAGGTCCTCTTGGAAACTCTGGTGTATCTGTTGGAAATTTTGCCAAACTAATACCAATTATCCCACCATCAAGAGGTCATGGTTTTGATTTATATAAAGAATTAGGAACTGATAAAATTTTAGTATATGCAAGATTTGATGATTCAACAAAAGATTTTCCAACAGATACTAAATTTGCACAAATTAGTGTAATTAAAAATCCAACATCTATTGGATCTACATCTATCTTTACTGCAAATGATTTTTCATCAGTCAATGCCATAAAGATTGTTTCACCCACTGGAACTCCAACCATAGGAGAAAGAATCAAACAAACTGTGACTGGTGGAACAGCAGAGGGGTATATTGTTTCTTATGATACTGACACTAATGTAATTAAATACTATCAGGATAGATCATTATTTTTTAACCAAACTACTTCTGATCAAACTGATTATGTTGGAATTACAACTGGATCAAAAGTTTTAGAGTTTGAATCTTCAGCAGAGAGCATAATTGCACCTACAAGTGGATTTAATGCTACCGTAGATCAAAACTTTACTGGAATAAGCACAAATCCATCTGGAAATAAGGTTATTTCATTAGGAGTAAACTTTACAAATGGTCTTGCATCTCCTGAGATAAATAAAAAGTCGGGTGAAATAATTTACTTAGACAACCGACCACTGGTGACTAGAAACGCTAGACAGAAGGAAGACATTAAAATCATCTTGGAATTTTAAAAAATGCCACAAAAAACGAATTTAAATATAAGTCCTTATTATGATGATTTTAATAAGGAAGACAAGTTTTACAAAGTCCTATTTAAACCAGGATTTCCTGTACAAGCAAGAGAATTAACAACTCTACAATCTTCCTTACAGAATCAAATTGAATCATTTGGTAGTCACATCTTTAAAGATGGGTCTATGGTGATACCTGGTAATATAAATTTTGACCAACAATATCATTCAGTACGAATATTAGATAGTCATTTAGGTATTCCAGTTACATTATATTTGGATCAATTAATAGGATTAAGGTTAAAGGGTCAAACTTCTGGTATTATTTTAACAATTGATAGTTATGAATTATCTGGAATTAATACTCAAGTAGATGATTTAACAATATATGTCAAATATTTGGAGTCAGGAGATAATAATGATATATCAAATTTAAATGATGGAGAACAATTAATTGTTCAAGAGTCATTTATCTATGGAAATACTGCGATTAATGAAGGTGAAACCGTCCTTACGTTAGTAGATAGTAATGCTTCTGCTATTGGATCTGCAGTTGGAATATCTTCTGGAACATATTTCATTAGAGGAAGTTTTGTTGATGTATCAACAGATAAAATTGTTTTAGATCCATATTCAAATACACCATCATATAGAGTTGGTTTAAATATTGATGAACAGTTAATTACTGCTAAAAATGATGATTCTCTTTATGACAATGCAAGAGGATTTTCAAATTTTGCTGCACCAGGTGCTGATAGATTAAAAATAACTACAACTTTAGCAAAGAAAAGTTTAACTGATTTTAATGACACAAACTTCATAGAACTATTAAGGTTGGATGAAGGTGAGATTAAAAAAATTGTTAAAAAATCAGATTATTCATTAATAAGAGATTACTTTGCTGAAAGAACATTTGATGAATCTGGAAATTATTCTGTTGATGAATTTAATGTTCAGGTATTTAATTCTTTAAATGATGGTATATCTAATGAAGGTATTTTTAGATCAAATGAAGTAACAGATCAACAAAATACTCCTTCAGATGATTTAATGTGTGTGAAAGTATCTGCTGGAAAAGCTTATGTTAAGGGTTATGATATTAATTTGGGTGGAACATCAATTATAGATGTAGAAAAACCAAGAGAGAAACAAATAGTAGATTCATCATTAGTTCCATATCAAATGGGAACTATTTTAAGAGTTAATAATGTTTTTGGTGCTCCTGTACCAAATATCAATTATGATACTTATTGTGTAGAATTATATAATCAGAGAACTAGTTCAAATACTCAAGGAACTGGTGAATTAATAGGAAAAGCAAGAGTTTATTCATTTGCTGTTTCTAATGCGTCTTATGTTGGAGACACAAGTGAATGGGATTTGCATTTATTTGATATGCAAACATTTACTCGTTTAGAACTCAATCAAGCAGTAAGTAATGCTGAACTTCCTAATACTTCATTTGTAAGAGGTTTAAGTAGTGGTGCAACTGGATATGCAACAGCAGCGGGTGGTGCGAGTGCCGTAATTAAATTAACTCAGGTTACTGGTGTATTTGTTGCAGGTGAACAGATAATTATTAATGAAGATTCGGAGATACCAAGGTCAATAAGAACTGTTAGAACTTTTGGAATACAGGATATTAAATCAGTATATCAAGATGCATCTTCTGTATCTGGATATGTTTCTGATTTTGTTGCTGATACTGTTCTACAAAGAAAAGTTCCAACTGGTTTCAGTATTGTAGATAAATTAAATATTGGTGTAACTGGTGTTGCTACATGTGCTGGTAGAAGTTTTACTGGTATAAAAACAGATACAATTATTAGATATCAATTACCAGATGAGGCAACTGAAAGATTCAATAGAGTTACAAGTGTTGCTACAGATGGTCTTTCTTTAACTCTTGGTGCTGTCAATAATGTTACAGGTGTATGTAATGGTACTGTTCCAACTACACTAACAACTACAACTTTCGCATTTGGTGTACCTAATATAAGTTTAAATGAAAATAAAGGATTATATGCTGAACTAGGTAATAAAAATGTATCAGATATAGATTTATCTACTGCTAATCTAACTGTTGGTACAAACATAACAGGAGAAAGTACGGATGGATCTGGTATACTATCATTTGATTTAGCTGCTAGTGGTATTTCAAGTGCATTTTATGAAGGTTTTGATGCTGAAAGATATTCTATTCATTATTCAAATGGAACAATTGCAGATTTAACAGCAGATCAATTTGTTTTAGGTGCGAGTGGTCAATCTGTTACTATTAATGGATTATTGACCAATCAATCAAATGTTGTTGTAAGCACTACACTTAAAAAACAGGCATTAAAGAGTAAGCAGAAAAATTACATTAGAAGTGAAAAATTAGAAGTTCTTAAAACTGCTGTTGGAATTAACACAGTTCTTACAGGAATGGATCAGGCAACTGGTTATGGTTTAAGGGTAGAAGATAGAGAAATATCATTGAATGTTCCTGATGTGGTAAAAATTGTAGGAGTTTTTGAATCAATAGATACTGATTCTCCAACACTTGATAGATTAACATTTCCAAGTGGTTTAAATTTAAATACAACAGCAATAGTAGGTGAAAAAATTATAGGTGATAGTAGTGATGCTGTCGCACAAATAACTGGTTTAATATCTGCAACTGAAGTTGAGATAGCATACCTTACTCCATCTAAATTTACAATTGGCGAGGTCTGCAATTTTGATGAATCAAATATATCTACAACATTACAACTTATAACAGTTGGAAATTATTTAAATATTACAAATAGATATGAACTTGATAAGGGTCAAAGAGAACAATTCTATGATTATTCTAGAATTGTAAGAAGAGTTAATTTTCCACCTGCAACTAGAAAAGTTTTAATTGTATTTGATAAATATGTGCTACCTAATAATGATAGTGGAGATTTCTACACGGTTGCATCATATGATGAAGAAAGATTCTCAAATGATGTTCCATTATTGAAGAATGGTTTAAGATCTAGTGATACCATTGATTTTAGACCAAGAGTTTCAACTTATAGTGGCACAGAATCACCATTTGCATTTAAAAATAGAAATTTTGCAAATACCTTTAATCCATCGTTTATTGTGACTCCAAATGAAAGTTCAATAATTGGATATAATTTTTACTTACCTAGAAATGATAGAGTTGTTTTAGACATTTTAGGAAATCTATCAGTAATTAAGGGAACATCATCAACTGATCCAGTAACTCCTGTAATATCTGAAAATGCAATGGAAATTGCAACTATACAGTTACCTGCATATCTTTACAATCCTGATGATGCAATTGTAAGAGTCACTGATAATGTCAGATATACCATGAAAGATATTGGTAGACTTGAAGATAGAATAGATGTTTTAGAAGAAATAACTTCATTAAGTTTATTAGAACTTGACACAAAAACTTTACAAGTCCAAGATTTTGATGGATTGTCAAGGTTTAAAACTGGATTTTTTGTTGATGACTTTAAGAATATAGATCTTTTAGACACTAATGATCCAGATTGTAAAATTACTATTAATTCAGATGATAGAGAATTAAATGTTCCTTTAGATTTCTGGTCAATGAAACCAGAACTAGCACTGAATTTGACAACAAATGTTGATACAGCAGATTTTTCTCAGAATCTTGAATTATTAGATACTAATGTTAAAAAAACTGGGGATTTAATTACTTTAAACTATGAGGAAGTTGATTGGATAAATCAACCATTAGCATCCAGAGTTGAAAATGTTAACCCATTCAATATGGTCGAATTTCTTGGTAATATTGAATTAAAACCATTTGCTGACAGTTGGGTTAGAAATGTAGAAGTTGATGGTGGTGTTAGAAGATTAACACAAGGGAATCGTAATCGAAGATTTGTTGAAAGGTTACTAACAAATCAAGCACCTGATACACATATAAGGTCTAGAAATGTTGCCTTCACAGCAAATGGACTAAGACCTGTTGCTAGATTCTACCCATTCTTTGATAGTGTTAGTGGAATTGATATTGTTCCAAAACTTCTTGAAATTTCAATGGTAAATGGAATATTTCAAAAAGGTGAAACTGTAGAAGCTTATGATTCTACTGGTGATCGTGTTGCAATATTCAGAATTGCTCAACCAGATCACAAATTGGGTGATATAAATTCTCCTGATGAAACATTTAATGCAAATCCATATAATACATCCGTATCACTTGGTTCTGTATATTCTGCATCTACGAGTGTTTTAAACATTGATGTTTTATCAATGGCAGATGAAGCACAAGGAAGATTTTTTGGATACATTCCAACTAACAACGTAACATTACTAGGTCAAAGTAGTGGTGCACAAGCAAATGTTGAAAATGTAAGATTAGTTGCAGATACATTTGGAGATCTTTATGGAACATTCTTCTTCAGAGACCCATTAGCAGTTCCACCACCACCATTAAGGTTTAGAACAGGTATTAGTACATTCAAACTAACATCAAGTTCAGTAAATGCAGAACCATTACCTGGCAGTTTATTGATAAGTTCTGGTGAAACAACATATCAAGCAGAGGGTAGAGTAGATACATTTACAAACACTTTAGTGATTATTAGAAGAAGACGCATGTGCGATCCTCTTGCACAATCATTTACAACTGATGAAACTGGTGCATTTGTAACTGCTGTTGATTTATTCTTTGGTAGCAAAGATCCAAATCAAAAACTAGCAGTTGAATTAAGGACAATGGAATTGGGACTTCCAACAAATACACTTGTTCAAGATTATTCTCGTGTCGTTGTCAATCCAAGTGATATTAATATATCAAATAATGCTGAGATACCAACAAGAGTAAAATTCCCATCTCCAGTTTATCTTGAACCTGGTAGAGAATATGCACTTGTACTATTAGCACCTACATCAAACCTCTATGAAGCATGGATTGCTCAAATGGGTGAGAGAACTGTAAATACACAGAGTTTACCTGATGCTGAATCCGTTGTAGTTACTCGTCAGTATGTTGGTGGAAGTTTATTTAAATCACAAAATGGTACTATTTGGACACCTAGCCAGTTTGAAGATCTTAAATTTAAATTACGTAAAGCACAATTCTCAACCACTGCTGGTTCTGCATTCTTCTATAATCCAAAATTAGAAACAAACTCTGGAATTATTGAAAGGTTACTTCCAAATGCAATTAGAACATTACCAAGAAAATTAAAAGTTGGTATTGTAACTACAACTCATGCTAGTACAATTGCAAAATTAGGATTAGGAGTTCAGGTAAGTGATTCTACATCAGCAACTGCAATTCAAGGATATATTGAACAAGTTGGTGGTCCAATTAATACTTTCAGTATATCAAATGTAGGAGTTGGATTTAAACCAAGTCAAACATATAATAATGTTCCTTTATATGCAATTAGTGGAAGAGGTACAGGTGCGACTGCAACAGTCCAAACTAATAGTTCAGGTCAATTATCAACAATTAGTTTAACAAGTAATACAGGTGGTTCTGGATACGTTGTAGGTGATGTTTTAGGAATCACTACAAGCAGTGTTCTTCAAGGTCGTGATGCTACAATTACAGTCACAGCTTTGAATGGAAGAGGCACTTTATACTTGAACAATGTTCAGGGTGAATCATTTACAACAGGACAATCACTTGTAGTTTATGAAGGAAGTACCGCAGCATCATATGGTAGTACAACAATTACATCATCAGCAACATATGATGACATATATGAAGGTAATGTAATTGAAGTTGAACAATATAATCATGGTATGCAAGCTGATACTAACATAGTTACTCTTGCAAATATTGAACCCGATACAGAACCAGTTCTTCTTACAGATTTCTTAGATGTTGATGATCAAGTCATATCTGTGGCAAATACAACAGCATATGCAACATTTAATGGAATATCAACTTCACAGGGATTTATTAAGATTAATAATGAAATTATCTTCTACAATAGTGTTGGTGTAAATCAATTAGGAATTGGAACAAGAGGTGTTGATGGATCACTTGTTAGAACACACAGTGTGAATGATATTACTCGTAAGTATGAATTAAATGGTTTTGATTTAACAAGAATTAATAATGATCACAATTTACCAAATACAACTGCTCTAAGCAATGTTAGAGGTATAGATTCTTATTACCTTGAAATTAATAGAGGTGGTTTAGCAAATGGTGATAGTCAAGTTAGTTTCACAAAAGAGCAAAATGTTGGTGGTGATGATATTTTTGCATCTCAAAATTATCAATTTAATACGGTCATACCACAATTCAGTGTATTAACACCAAGTGATAATACAACTGTTACAGCACAGGTTAGAACCGTTTCAGGAACAAGTGCAGGTGGTGGAGAAATTCCATTTATTGATCAAGGATATGAACCTGTAACTTTGAATGAACCAAACACCTTAACTACACCTAGATTAATTTGTTCAAGAATTAATGAAAATGCAAGATTAACAGGATTACCTTTAAATCGTTCTTTCACTCTAGGAATAAGGTTGGAAACTTCTGATCCTAATCTTTCTCCTGTAATAGACACATTAAATGCTACTGTTGTTTATCAAAGAGCAAGACTTAATAAACCAATAGAAGATTATGTAAAAGATGGTAGATCTAATGCAACAACTGGTGATCCTCATTCTGCAGTTTATATCAGTAATCGAGTAGATCTTAAAAATCCTGCAACATCACTAAAAGTATTAGTTGCTGCATATCGTGATTCATCTGCTGATTTCAGAGTTCTTTATCAATTATTCAGAGAGGATGGAAGTGAAACTGAGTTAGCATATGAACTATTTCCTGGTTTTGATAATCTTAACGATACTGATGGAGATGGTTTTGGTGATCAAGTAATTGATCCTTCTAAAAACAGTGGTAAACCAGACGCTTTTGTCTCAGGAAGTAATGCAGATCAATTCAAAGAATATCAATTTAGTGTTGATGATCTAGATGAATTTACTGGATTTAAAGTTAAAATTGTAAGTAGTGGAACAAATGAAGCACTTGCACCTAGATTTAAAGATTTCAGAGCAATCGCATTAGCATGATACCAGTCGAAGGACACAAAAATTTATACCGAGATGAAAAATCTGGGGCTATCATTAATACTGATAGTCACGGATTTTCTCAGTATAAGAAGTCAAGACAGTTAAAATTAACTCAGAGAGAAGAGTTGGATAATATGAAAAAGGATATTGAAGAAATTAAAAATTTACTCAGAATGATAGTAGAAAAATAGACGGATTATATTAAATATAAATATATCTTAGATCCTGATATTGTTTTTAAATGGCAGTTTATGTTAGTAATCTAACTGTTAATACTGGAACTACATTTTCTCAAATTTTTACTTTGGAAAGTGCAGATACAAATTCTGCTACGGATTTGACTGGTTTCACTGCTTCTGCACAAATGCGAAAGCATCCTGGCAGTAGTTCTGCAACTAATTTTACAACTTCTATCATAAATGCAACTGGTGGAAGAATAAGAGTTGGACTTACAACAAGTCAAACTTCTGTTCTCAAACCTGGTAGATTTATGTATGATGTTTTAATTACTGACTCACAAGGTGAAGTTACTAGAGTTTTAGAAGGTTCAGTTCTCGTTAGAGAGGGAGTTACGAAGTAATGGCAGACATTAAAGTAAGAGTTGGTCAAAAAAATGCTATTAAGGTTACGTCCTCATTAGCAGGTGCTTCAGCAGGAACTATTGGTGAACTAAGTGATGTGAACGCCAGTAATCCACAGAATGGAATGGTTTTAGTGTACAACAGTGCCACTCAACAGTGGACTGGAACTTTGGAGTTGACTCCAGGTGCAACACAGAATTTGGACATAAACGGAGGAAGTTTCTGAAATGGCAAGTATTATAAGAGTTAAAAGATCGACTGGAACCACAGCACCGTCGTCCTTACAATTTGGTGAACTTGGTGTAACACTAAGTGGGAGTGGTACAGTATCGAATAAAGGTGATAGGTTATTTGTTGGAGATAATGCTGGTAATCCACAAGTCGTTGGTGGTAGATATTTC